CCCTTAGGAGGACAGCTTTCCTTGCTAGGGTAGAGGTGCTATACTAGGCACTATCGAGGCTTTCCTGAACCTAGAGTAGAGGCCCCTCATATGGGGCCTTTGCTTTAGCTCGTGCTGCTAACCCCCTTTTCAAGAGTAAGTCTAGCTAAGGACAGGAAGATGAAACGGAAATTCCCCTCATTGCCCTTCTCATTTCGCCGTGTCAGGACGGTCTTTCGCCAGATTTTAGGAGTCCTGATGCTCCTCTTGGCCCTCACAGGGTTCTTTGTCGCCACGAAAAACCCCATGCCGTGGATAGAACCCCTCTTCCCTGTCCATATCACGTTCTTTTGGGGAGGGTGGCTTCACCTAGAACAGGCATATGTGCAAGGTTTACTCACAACACTCTACGCAGATGCCCTTATACTCCGTTCAGCAATAGGCATTTCAGCCTTTACGCTCCTCATAAGCCTCGTCCTGCTTGTCCAGAACCCTCTTGGGGCGTTAAGGACGTTAGGGAGAGGGCTAAAGCGTTCTCCAAAGGCCCTCCTCTACTCCCCGATCACCTTTTATAGGAGGGTTGTTGCTTGGCGGAATTGGCTTTTAGCAAAAATAGAGTACCTCCAGGCGGAAAGTGGGAAGTGGAAGGCCACTTTTAACATCCTGAAGTCCCCCTACAGCCTCTTACGGGCTATGGGGTTCTCTCCACAGATGGCTGTGTCCTTCTTGGTCGCCGGAAGTGCTGTTGGTGGTGGTGTTGTGGTGAATGAAACGGTATTTTCTGAAAGGTCATTCGAGCGTGGGGATAGTGGGACGTATAATGCACCTGTTGATGCCCCAATCTCCTTTACGGAAGGTGACAACACCCTCAGAATCGTCTTGGGGACTACCCCAGTACGAGAAATCACCATAGAAAATGTGTCGGTAGGTACAATTTTTCAGGGATCGGCCCTCCCAAGCGGTCAAACGACGGCAGTCCTGGTCGGTGGTGTTGCTATCTCCAATGGAACCTCCACCGTCTTGGAAATAGGGGAGTTGATTATTGAAAAGTCCCGTTGTAAGTCAATGGACTTCACCAATATCAATGCCCACACGATAAATGTGGTCGGAAATGCGAGTGACGGACAGTCCATTAACACCACCGCAGGCAGTTCTAGGATGCTAGCCATAGGAGGGGGCCATCACCAGGCCGATGCTATGGTTACCTCTGGAGGTACCTACGACCGTATCCATATTGATGCCCCGACAAGTGCCGTTAACGGGAAAATCGGAAAACTTACCCTTTCTAACCTCTATACTAAGGGGGGTGCCTGTACCTTTACCCGCCTAGAAGTAGGGACTCTAACGATAAAGCTAAATGAAATAGGAAATGGTGATGGGTTTAGTACGAAAGAGTTTAGTATTGCTAGTAGTGTGACTGGTGCTAATTGGAATGTTGCCGATAACGTTGAGGTAAGCATAGCGGAGCCAGCAGCAGTCCAGTAGGCAGAGGAGGATGGGCATGAGGACGCTAAGTCTCTTCCTAGGAAAGGTAAGACCCCAGATATTCCTAGCCTTGTGTATCCTAGGGCTCATAGCGGTACTAGGGATTTGGCACGGGCTTAATGAGGTTACGGTTGGTTGTATAGCTGGTGTCATTGCCCTAGCAAAAGATGTCCTACAAGCGGATGTAGGGCCGTCCGACCCTAGCTAAAGAGGTGAAGGATGTACCGTCGGCCTGTAAAGTCCTCTGATATTAAGAGTGTAGGCTACGACCCTCTTAGGGGCATCCTAGAACTAGAGTTTGTTACGGGGAAGGTCTTCCGTTATGGTGCTGTTTCCCACGAAGTCTTCGAGGAGTTAGACCAGGCCGAAAGCAAAGGCAAGTATTTCTGGAGGAACATCAGGAATACCTACCCCTTTGAGGAAGGGGAAGAGGTGTGAAGGCCTTAGAAGAGGCCCCAAACCAGTCTCAACCAAGACCAGCAGCTAACGACCCAGCCATCTTTCTCTGGTATAGGCAGAACCGTCGGGCCTATATCGAAGACTTCTTCAAGATAGTCCCCCGTGACCCCTCTAAAGGCCTTATCCCCTTCCGTTTTAAGCCTGTCCAACACGACTACTGGACGACCCGTACAGCCCGTGATATCTATGTAAAGGCCCGTCAGGTTGCTATCTCTTCCATCATAGAAGCTGACTACACCTCAGCGGCCATGCTCTATCCAGGCATCCGTGTCCTCTGCCCCGTCCAGAAGCCTGAAGAGAAGACCGTCCCTCACCATATGAATAGGGTAAAGACCTACTACCACAGTATCCCTGAGCCCCTGAGACCCCGCCTCAACACTTCCAACGCCTTCTCTATGGAATTTGGCTTCGGCCCACCTGGGGAAGCGTCCACCATGCTTTCTCGAATAGACTTCGTATCGGCAGGCTCCTTCGAGGCGGCTCGTGGAGGCACCTACCACTTCGTCCACATCACAGAGTTCGACTCCTTTGAGGAGCAGGAAGCCAATGCCCTCCTCCAAGCCCTCTTAGGTGTCCCCTCCACAGCCCGTATCGTCATCGAAGGCTCCCCGAAGAAGTCTGGTGGCACCCTCCATACCATGTGGAAGCAGGCTAAAGGCAGCGACAGCAGCTATACGGGACACCTCTACCCCTGGTTCTGGGAGGAGGAGTACGTTTCTCCTGCGGAGGACTTCCCAGAAGACCTGTCCGCTGACGAGAGAGCCCTCATAGAATTCCATACCCTCACCCCTCCCCAGATAGCTTGGCGTCGGAGGATGCTACGAGAGGCCATGTCTCAGGCCCCAGACCTAGGAGAGCAGAAGTTCCTCTCTGAATACCTAGAAGACGATGAACGCTGCTGGGCTATGAGTGGTCTTCCAGCCCTCCCTGTAGCCTTCCTAGACAGGCTCCTAGCCCAGTCTAAGCCCCCTATCAGTACCAGCCTTAATGGAGCCCTAAAGATGTGGTTACCTAGAGAAGACGGGGAAGGCTATGTGATAGGGGCTGACCCAGCAGAAGGCCTAGCCCACTCCCATATGTCGGCAGCTACCATCCGTCGAGTAAGAGACTGGGCTCATGTTGGTACCCTTCAAGGCCACTTTCCCCCAGGAGAGTTCGGAGGTCTCCTTGTCCAGCTAGGGAAACAGTTCAATATGGCCCTCCTCGCCTGGGAAAGGAACAATCATGGACATGGAGTAGATGTGAAGATTAGAGAACAGCTACACTACCCCTTTATCTACAGGTACCCCCAAGACAAGCTCCCAGGTTTTCCCTCTAACAGGTGGACAAAGCCTGACCTGGTAGGCCTAACTCATGAGGCTATGACCCTAGAGACCTGGCAGTCCCAGGACAGCGAGCTTATAGGTCAGTTTAGGATGATGCAAGACCTAGGAGACGGACGCTACGATACGGGGACTCTTGACCTAGCCTCCTCTGATATGATAACGCTAATAGCAAGGGACCAGGCTAAGAGGGTAGGGAGGCCTAGGGCTGAGCCTACCCCCAATATCCCTAGGTGGATGAGGCGTTCATGACAACTAGAGATGTATCCAATGACCTTCTCCTTCGGCAGTTCCATACCAAGAAAGACTCCTTTGCTAAACGGGCGGCTAACGCAAAGGCTTGGGTCGAACTCTACCAACAGAGAGATAAGCTAGAGGAGCAGGGCTATGAGTCCATAGCGACTTCTGATGCCCGTGTAGCCCTCGACCTAGCCACCCATATCCTGAGCCGATACGACCACATAGACCGTATCCCCTGGTCTACCCAGGATGAGACTCAGAAGAGACTCCAAAATATGGGGGAGCGGTTCCTCTCAGGCAACTGGCGTCTAGTGAATGAACGGGAACTCCTCAGAGGGAACTCCTGGCATCAGAGACGTCTAGCCTCTTGGATGCTTATCACGGGCTGGTATGCCATGTATGTGGGGATGGAGCCTGACAGCAAGGGCTTCCCTCGTCCTATGGCTGACTTCTATGACCCAACCAATGTCTACCCCTCCTGGGGGGGCCTCGACGGTATGATGGACACGGTAGACCATGAGTATGCCATCACCTTAGGGGCTCTTCGAGCTATGGGGGGTCGGAATGGCTGGGACATCAGTGGCCTCCTGGGGGAAGGCTCCCAACTCATCTATGTATTAGACCACTGGGAATCCAGGTACAACCCTTCCAAACCTGAACAGCCTGACATCCTTAACACCGTCTACCACTCTATCTCTAACCAGAGCCCTACGGGTCTTATGGGAAGCCACCCCCAACAGTCCTCTACCCAGGGGTGGTCATTGTTACAGCCCATGACAAATAAGGCAGCAGGCTCGGACGGCAATAGTAAAGATGGGGGTTTCCTTACTATCCCTATCCTCGTAGGCCCTGTCCCAGGGATAGAAGTCCCTTCAGCCTACACAACAGCGGATAAGGATATCCTAGGCCTTAGGGGGAGTGGCCTCCTTGCTACCCTAAAAGTAACCCAAGACGCTATCAACCGCTACCTTACCTACCTTATGCAGGAGGAAAGGGATGCTGTTGTAGCTGGAAGCACTATTATTACTCGGTCTCCAGGTGGTACGGAGGTTATGGGGGCCAACGACTTAGGCCAGTTTACCTCCCTCCCTGACGATACCTCAGTAGATATGCCCTTAGTAAAGGATACGAAGCTGGGGGCCAAGAGCCTCATCCTCAATGCCCTGGAGACCAGGTTCCAGCGAGAGGCTTTCTCTTGGACGCTCCTGGGCCAGACCAGTTTCCAACTCAGTGGGGTTGCCATTGAACGGCTCAATGAATGGGCAAGGAGTCGTGTTGGCCCCTTCCAGAGGTTCATGGAACACATCTATGGATACGTCTCCCAACAATGGCTCAAAGAGTACCGAAGGCGTTGGCAGGGCCGTACCCGTAGTGTCCGTCTTACAGGCCAAGACCTGGGAGGTAGCTACTTTGACGAGGAGTTCACCGCCAGGGACATCCCTGATGTCTTCTGGGTGAAGAGTGAGATTCCTTTGGCCCTCCCCGAAGACGACATGATGAAGGCTAATATAGCCCGTGCTCTCAACCCTGACCTCCGTATGAGTCCAGATTGGATACGAGAGAAGGTCATGAAGGTTCAGGACATCCAGCAGGAGGCTCAGCTAGCGGCAGCAGGCCGTCGTGAGTCCGACCCCTTCTGGATCAATGTCCAGATAGCAAAGCAGCTTACGGGTGAGATTCTGAGTGCCAGAGAGCAGAGGACGGATGCGGGTAACCTGGAAGCCGAACTCCTCACCTTTGCCCTACAACAGCTTATGACCTCCCTCGTCCCTCAAGGAAGGCCTGGAAACGCAGAGAGGCCAAACCAAGGTTTCCCTGAGGCAGGTGGTGTCCGTTCTAATGCAGGGGGAGGAGAACCTTCCCTATCCCCTGAGAATCGGGTTACCGAACCCCCCGTAGGAGTTAATCCCTAATGGTAGAAGATAACAGAGGTGGCACTCTTGCCCGAGCGGTTCCAAGCCCACTCTATGAACAGCTTCTCGCCGCAGCCGTGCGGTATGTACAGGAGAAGGCTGGGAGGTCTCTAGCAGAGTCTGAGATGGATCAGATAGAGGCGTGGGTGAGGTTCATACAAGACCCAAGACGACAGGCAAGGGTTCCGAAGGCTAGGCGACAACTAACTCCTCAGGGTAATCTCAAAATATTCCGAGGGGGCCTTGAAGGGTTCGACGATCAGGCTTTTAGCATTGCTAAGCCTCCGCCTCCAGTAAGCACTGCCCCCCCTTTCCTCGCTGCAACACAACTTCTTCCTATAGCTGAGCAGTATGTTCAGTCCCAAGAGCCTGGTCCTCGAACAGCAGGCCAGAAACTAAGGGAGGCTGTCGAAGGGCCTTTAACAGCCGCTGAGAAAGCTATGGTAGAGGAGTTCCTAGCCAACCCTTGGGGTGGGCTTCCAGTAGGTTCCGAGATACAACGGCAGTTCTCCCCATTCACAGGGCGTCTTCGTGGGTTCGACAGCTGGGCCTATAGGTTTGTCCGAGGACAGATACCTGAGCCAAGGGGTACTGCCATACCTCTACACCCTATGACAGGGGAGCCTCTTTACATAGACCCCGAAACAACGAAGGCTCAAATTCCCCCCGTCGTAAGGGTAGAGGACGGGACTTTTACCTCAGAAGAACGTGCCAGGAACAGACTTGAGCAAGAGTTTCTAGCGGGGGATATGACCGAGGAGCAATTCTATGAGGCTCATATTGACCTATTTATCCGAGAATGGCTTTTCGTACAGCTTGAGCCTCACAGTGAATATACAGAAGCTGCTCAAATCCCAGACGATCTTGTCCGACAGGTTAAAAATGGGGAGGGCATATTTTTCTCTGCAGAGCCCATAATAAAGGCGTTTCCAGCGAGTGGAGGTCGAACACCACAAGAGGAGAAAGTCCTTTGGTACCAGGCGATCTTTAGTACAGCCTCTGACCCTGATGACCCAGTCCTGAATGACATACTCCAGAGCGAGTCTGGTCAACGGTGGAAGAACCATATGGAAGGACAGGGGGCTGGTGCTGTGGATTATGCGCTGGGTGAGCTTATCCTAGATGTTCGTGCTATGCCTACGTTGCAACAGACTGAGGATAGGATAACGCAGGTGCTTCAGAAGGTTCATAACCTATCAGCAGACGAACTGG